TTCAATAGCAGTTGGCAAATCTGTTATAAAGTTAACAACTACCTGTGTTGGTATAGCACCAGTTGGAATAAAGTTATTCAGTGTTACAGGGCCTGTGCCGTCTGCATTGTTACCAAGTCCAAAGTTGGTGCCGTCAAGTTCTAGCTGTGTTACTGTTGCCCAAAGCACCATCTTGTCTCCTGGCAGAGTTGGCGAACCAGTTGCCAGTCTATTAAACTTGGTAAAGTATTGTCCACTTGGCGGAACAAACTTGATCAATCCGCCTTGTGCAATATACTGTTTGTTGTCTGACACTTGAGGACCAACTGGAGCAGGTGCCTGCGAACTTACAAACTGAAAATAACCAGTTGTTGCATTAACACTGGTTGTGCTTTGTATCCAATCAAGATTAAGGCTGGTTAGATCTGGTCGTGTAAAGTTTTGATAGTAAAACTCCTGCACACCTCTGCTGCTTAGAATAGGCTCAACTTGATTTACAATAACATCCGAAATGTCGTTTTGATCCACAAAGGTAAATGTAAAGCTAGGTGTTTCAGTATCTTCAAAAATCAACCCGTCGCTAGCAAATACGTTTGTGCTTGAATACTTGCCTGTGATATCAACAAGGTCTAAGTATCTGCTTGTGCCAATGCTGCTACGATTGACTGCTTTTGATTTGATAATTGTGCTATAAAGTGTGTATGGGAAGTTGTTGTAGTCTTCGCCATTTACCATGCGGTTCTGTGTGTAGTATCTTGCAGGCGCACGTTGCTTGATATCGTTGATGTTTTCTCTGTTGGTTGCATTGCTAACAGGTTGTGTAAGCGCACAAGTAAGTGTTAGTGTTTCGTTGCGTCCTGTTCTGCTAACATAAGCAATAGCAATAGTGACGTTTTGCAACTCGTCAGTGTCAATGATGTAGTTTAAGCCATTTGAGCTTCTAACATAGGTTCTAAATGTGCCAACAGGAATACTGCTAAACACACCATCACCAAAGTTTAAGTTGATTTGATCATTTGTTCTTGACGTGATTGTAAAATATTTGCGCTGTTCAGGAGCAAGTTGCTCAACTGCACCAGCATAGATGTTGTCTACATACGTCCATTCAGTGTCAATGTTGCCTTGGCTATCAAGTTGGTATAGCCAAACGTCTTCGTTGTTAATACCTTCAATGTTTACATTTACAACTCTGTTTGAAATACGTTCACCAAGATTGAAGTTTGAATCTTGCAATGCACCTTGTTTGAACAGGAAGAAGAAGCCTGTGTTTGCACTGGCATATCCTTGTCTGTCATTTCTATAAAGAATATTAAAGGCACTGTTTGGCTGTGGTGATGGCTCGTACACATATGTTTTGTTTTGTGAAGTTGCGCTTACTGCCTCAAATACCATGTTAGTGCCGTTAACTGTGCCATTGAATGGAACCACTGGCAAGAAACCTTGCAACAAGTTCAATGTATATTCATCAGTTTGTACACCAAGAATTGTTTGACTGTTACCCGGACGTCCAAACCGCTGGGCACCACTCATTGCACTGTTCATGATAACTGTGAACTGTTCTAGCCAGTTTGGATTGGTTGTGTCATTCCAATTGACTGTTACGTTGGATAGATTAACACCTGTAAAGTCCACAATGTTTTCTGTTGAACTTACACTTTGCACTTTGAGATAGCCTTGCGCGGCTGTATTACGCTTTGGCGTATAACTTACCAGTTCAGCAAGGCGTGTTACACTGTCGCGTCTTTCAGCAGTGTCAATGAAGTTTTCTCTGGTGTTAAGATCGTTTCTGAAACTGGCTGCTTGACCCATAAAGGCCATAACGTCAAGTAGAGCAATAAACTCTGAGCTTTCAATGTAGTCGTTAAAGCTCTCAGGATAGTATAAACGAATATAGTCAATAAAGCTCTTGCGAAGTGTTTCAAAGTCATAACTCTGAAAGTCAGCTTCGCGATAGGTTTGGTAGATACGCTTCCAATCCTCTACGCCGAATATACTGGTTTGTCTAGTTGTTTTTGCCATGTGTTTCTATCCTTGGCAAGTATTTATGATATTAATAAACTGGGTAGTTTATACGTCTGAGTATGCTGCTCGTTGTGTTTGGTTATCAAAAAACACAGTTAGCAGTTCGGCATTTTGTCCACTAACAGTATCCACTTCTAGTTCAACTAGAATGCCGTTTTCTTGTGCAAAAACATTGATATCACTGATACTAATGCGAGGATCTTGTGCAACCACACGTTGTATTTCTGTGTTTATTTGTTGTGCTGTTGCAGCGTTTTGTGGTTCATAGATCAAGTTCCACATTGCAGTGCCAACTTCGGGACGGCCTGGCATTTCACCTTGTCGAATGTTTAGTGCATTCAGTAGGTCACGCTTAATCAATTCAAAGTCTGTGACTGTGTATGATTTGTATCTGTCTATTGTGCTGTATCCGATAAATGTTGGCATAACGTATTTATTACCTCAATCCTGGGTGCCCAGGAACCTTAGGTGATGCCACTACACTTTTAACTGCACTGTCAACATTGGTTCTCAAACTGGTGTTTGTTGCACTGTTAACCGCTGTGTTAAATCCTTGCACTGCTTCTGGTAGTTTTTGTATAGCCAGTTCAACTGCATATTGCCCGCCACGTACCAGTTCATCCATTTGACCTTTGCTGATCTTGCTACTAGCACTACCTGCAAATGTTTCTCCCAATACTCCAGCACCTTGTGTCCATTTGGCAACTGCTTCTCCACCAAACTTGGCTGCACCTGCTACCAGTCCTGCTAGTGCGCCTGTATCTTCAAGTCCAGTTGCAACTCCTAGGCTTTGCAATTCGCTAAGTCCTTTGTTGAACAAGTCAGTTTGTGCAAAATCTTGCAAACTTTCATTGCCCAAAAAGTCGCTCAGTCCACTAACACCTTGGTTGCCAGTCCACACACTGCTACTGCCTAGCACTGTTGAAATATTTGCAGTTGCATCCTTGAGGAAAAACTCTGTGGTCCCTGGTTTCAAGAAACCTGTTTTTTCTAACTGCTCTGGAGACAAGCCAAACTTGCCAACACCTGTTGTATCTGATATATCACTAACACCTTGTGGCACCTGTTTGCTGGCCTGTGCCAACATTGCCTGTGTTTGTTGAGGCTGTATTTTGCCAACCGCTGTGTCTGTGCTAGCTTGTGTTTCGTAATCTGTTTCGCTGATCTTTGGAACTTCTGCTTTGGCTGCATCGTCAACTGCGGCTTGTGTTTTTGGTTCCAGTGGTATTTCTGCTGCGCCGCCTGTAAAGTTGGTAGTGGTATTAACACCAGTTCCGTGGAACGGAAACGGCTCGTGTGTTGGAGCTCTGCTGACCACTGTTTCAATTTTGTTTTGCTCAACAACCCAGCCTGTGTCTGCTTCAAATTTGGTATCGGGCAATCTGTTTTTGGGAATTTCCTGTGGCTTGCTAACGTCACTGGCAGCACCACTGTTTAACTTGATAGGTTGTCCTTCCAGTGTCAATGTGCTAGCACCCCAGGAACCTGCTGCTGATTTAATAGCAAGACTGCCGTCGCTTTTGATACCAATGGTTTTTTGACTGTATGCAAGCAAATTGTCCGTGGCACTTAGGCTCAGTGCTTTGGTTTCAACAGTCATGGCATTTTTGGCAAACATATTGATGCTGCCTTCTTCACTGTTGATGTTGATATCTCTAGTGGCATGCATGTTGATTTCGCCCTGGCTGCGAATGTTAACACTGTTTGATGCATAAACATCCACTGTGCCTTCTGCACCCATTTCAATCCAGGTTTGCCCATTGGCATGCATGATATGAATGGTTTCGCCTGTGTCATTCATCATGATTTGATGACCAGTTGCTGTGCGAATTCTAAACAGTTGATCTTGACCAGCAAGGTCTCCATCATCCATCACAATGCTATGTCCACCTCGGCGTGAAATAACCTGTACTTCGTTTGGCTGTAAAGTGCTGGCATTGACTTTTGCAGCAAATTCAGCGTCAGTCATGCCGCCTTGATATACTGGTCTCCCGGGACTGCTCCAGCCTTGTACAGTGCTAGGTGATTCTCGCTGACTGTTTGAAGTGATTGGGCCAAGCAACGGATCAGTGATAACACCTTGGTTAAGCATTTGGCCTGCTAGCACACTGTGAACTGGCCTTGCTTCATCAAAGAATCTTGGATTCTCAGAAATTGCTTTGTTGCTGTTGTTTATTTCTGTAACAGGCAGCTTGGGCTTGCCACTGAGATAAGGTGAATTGGTATCGTCGGTGTACTTGTTGCTGCTACCAATAGCAGGTAGCATGTGATTGATGCCTGGTTCAATTGGGCCGCCAATATAGTAACCTTGGTTTGGATCACCGTTTGCAAAGAAACAGATAACCTTGGTACCCACATCGGGTGGTGTTCCCCAGAAACCGTAGCTTTGTTGGTTGCCAGTAAATGATCCAGGCCCAGTTGGTTGTGGTGCACTTTGCTGTGTTGTGCCGTACATTGGTGAGATATAACTCACTGTGCGCCATAGACTTTTTACGTTTTTGTCCGGGCCTGCAAGATATTCAATATAAACTTGCACTCTGCCACTGCGTGTTGGATCAACGTTGTTAACAATCTCACCGAGAAACGGACCAGTTTCGGCTGGAATGCCTCCCTTGTCCAGTTTGTAAGATCTTGGTGTGCCTACACTTCTTTGATAATTTTCTGCCATTTATTCTGCTTTTCCATCTTGAAAATAACCGTAGTACTGCGGATTAATTGCAGTTCCTGCATCATCACTTATTGTATTCGAGCCCGGTTTAGGTGGTGTTGATTGCACTCCTGCTTCATTCAATCTCTTTGCTCGGTCTTGACCGTCCTTGAAGTATCCGTAGAATTGGCTGTTCACTGGACTATTTGAAATTGTTGAACTTTGTGCAGCATATAATCCACCATCCACTGGTAACGGACCAGTACTTGCTTGTGATCCAGTAACTTGATTTTGTTTTTTATTAACACCTTTTGGTTTTTGTGTTTGAGTATTTTCAACAGCGTTCTTTTCTGCTGCCTTTGCTTTTGGCGCATCAACCGCAGTATCAAAGTTTCTTAATGTTCCGCTCAGTCGTTGTGTAAACTTGCCTTCTTTAAAGTAGTTAGTCACTTCGTAAGCAGCAAACACTAAACTTTCTTCTGCTAGGTTTGTTTCGCCTGTGATCTTGCTTTGGTTTAAATTGTTTTTGTAAACTGGCGTTAGTCCAGTTGCGGCATCATAATCAACAACTCTGTTAAAACGTATTTCAAACAGTACTTCGCTGGCATTAACATTCATGCTGCCGTCTGCTTCAAATGCACCCAAGTTTGATTTGGTATAAAACAGTTCACTTTGTGTAATCCAGTCTGGATCACCAACAATCTCTATGTCAACTTTGGCCACATCAGCTGGTCCATACAACCTTGCTGCAAGCTGTGCTGCTGGCAATGTGCTTTCGCCTCTG